GTTACGAAGTGGATTGTTCCAAGCCGAGCAAACAGTTAAATATGGGCACGGCCGATTGTAATTATAACAACTCAACGTATTCTTGGGGAAACTCAGCATCAATTCTTCTTCGGTGTCATCCTCAGTAATACAATCCTCTAAATTAGTCAACAGCGAAATATACCAACTCCTTAGCGAATTCAAGTCTCCTTCTATTTTATGCTCATCTATTGCTGGAAATGCTTCAGCGAACTCCGCGGGCTTGCTCTTATAAAAGAACGCACCGCGAATACGCATTTCCTGTGGTTTATTGCCATATAGACAGCGCAGTACGTGCGCGTAAAACTGCATTTGTGGAGCAGCATCCCACGATTCGGTCCAATTAAAAAACTTGTACTTCGATGTTTTATGATCTAAGCAAACGTACATCCCAGACTGCTCATCTAATAACAAAGCGTCTAACTTAAAATACATGGGCATGTCTGGTCCAATTAATGCTGCTCCACCAACTTCAGTGTGCAACACACTAAAATTTTGTCTATCACTTTGCGAGAAACGCGCAAAGTAAGATTCTAATGCCTTTACGGCATTAGATGGGGATTTTGGATAGAATAACTCATCCGTATGTTCCTCAAATACTTGACGATATGAGTAGAGGAATAGCATTTGCGCTTCACGTAGTGATTTATCTGTATAACCACTACGCAGCAAATGTTCCGCCGCGAGATGCCACGAACTACCGAATACTAAATCGTTACTAGGCGCGCTAGGTGTCCAGCCCAATATATGTCGAAAGAAAAACTTACGTGGGCATGTCATAAATGTAGTTAATTTACTCGAATCAATAATACGCCACGATTCGTGCTCTTGAATAATGTCAAGTAACTTCATTTCAAACCTCCGATTTAAAATTTTATCACTGGAAACGTACCAACATTCGCTTGTTTGCATTATACAGTGCTGTAAATATTATTTGTACTCGGCGTAGTGTCGTATCCCCTTCTAATAGTTTAATCAATTCGCTTAATTCTCTCCGTGATACAACCAACACACTTCGATCTAATGTCTCCATACATAATCCACAAACGTAATCAGCACGATCACCCGCTCTAATTTCTGCATCACACAACGTACAACGCGATTCCAGATTTATCATGTTAATGTATCTCCGACGACGCAGGGAGTTCGAATAGAGTTAATTGATGCGGATCATCTAATACAAAATGAACCAACGCACACTTAACACACACTACATAAATTATATTTCCCGAAGCTATTTCTTCTTCACATGCGCTACAATGTAGCGGTTCAGCCCAGATAGGTTGATCCATATAAACTCCAATAGGGTAGCGGAATAAACACGCTACCCTTTAGAAAGTTAATTAGTCAAAGTTTAGCCGAGGACCACGCTTACGCTGTTGGGCGCGATTAACATTGGTTGGTGGAGATTCAGTAGGTGCAGGTTGATCCGCATCTTCGTCGTCATCATCACCACCATTTTCATCATCGTCATCATCACCATTTTCAACAGATGGAGCTTCCTCACCTCTAAGATATGCTTCGAACATAGCAATCATATTTGCCTTTTGTGCAGGCGCCATATTGCTAAATTCTTCACGCAACGAGTCCATATCGGCAATATATTTTACACGACCACGACGCGAACCTTCTTCCGGTTTAAATGCGCTCACCGCAGCTTGTACTTCATCAAGTTTACCCGCTTCAAGTAACGGTCGACCTGCCGCTTGCGCACCAACGCGGACAGATTTATTAATAAGATTTAAGCAAAGATTCTCGCCATACCACTCCTTTGCTTCATCCAAAGAATCCGCAAATGTGTACTGGACAATAGTTTCTTTCCCTGTTGCGCCAGCCTTACCACGAGTTTTAATTTTTACATCCACAGTCTTAGACATTTTAATTGCTCCGCAATTAAAGGTTAAATAAAATAGAAATTAGGCACATCCGAGCTGTGCTATAATCACCTCCAGAGTTAAATTGTTTATCTAATTTATACTTAAGATTGTAACACACTCACAACCCTGTGTCAAGAAAAAAATATTTAACCAGGGGTTAAATGTATTTAATAAATGATTTTTAATTTTAGTGTTTCACACCAAGGGGACCCCCATAAATTACTTGAGCTTCGCTCAGCACCTGACAACGCGAATTGCTGCGGAACAGAGCTGTGAGGAGCTAAAGCTCCTCGTCGCTCGGAAGCGTGGCAGCAATTCTTTGTGCGTTGTCAAGTGCCCGTAATTTATGAACCCCTAAGTGTTCCACGAATGAAATGCTTAATATAATTCCTCCTTTCTTCCAAATTAAATATTGGTAAATCACCCAATATGGAATTACACGAAGAACAAGCTGGATACAATAATAAATCTAATTCGAAATACCTCATATAAGCTTCAGAGCGCAATAAATTACGCACATAACTCAGCGGTGGTACATGGTCTATTTGTGTTGCTGCAAAATCACAATAAGAACAATTTAATACTTCGGTAGGAGAATATTTAAATCCTACCGGGTTATAATTAGCTAGAGCACGTGCTATAACATACTCCAAACTTTGTTCATCTAGCATATCGCGTAATGATAACGCGTGCCTAACCCATTGTTTATCGCCGTGTTTCATACTTAAGATTCTCCATGATAAGCATCAATTCTTCTACGTCCTCAATTACCCATATAGGTACACTATCACCACGTAAACGTACCTGCATAAATTTAATGTACTCCACGAGTCGGATTTTTAATTCCATATACTTCTCCAATTTAAAATTTAATCAGTGGAACTATGGATGCGTTTTAATAATTAATTCAGCTATGCGTGCGGCTTGGCTTGAAACTTCGCTTACCATCTTACCTACTAGAAACAGCATTACAGTTTGTATAGTAAAGCCCACAAACATTATGATACCTATAGTGTAATCATTTCGCATAATCTGCACCTCTCGATCGTAGCCCGCAACCCGGAAATATTAATCCGAGCGGCGGGCCTCGGCTTAAAATTAAAGGGTGTTAGGCGCGTCTGCGCGAGGATATTTTAACAAACAATCTACCTCAGCCCATGCGATATCAAAATCGCCTAAATCATTCCTATATACCAATTTACTCACACAGTACTCAACAATTTCGTAAGGAATATTGTAATTATACTTCTCAACCGCAGCTCGAATTGACGCTTCACTAGGAAAGCGGACTTCTTCGTGCTGATCTGCTGGAATAATGTTAGCCAGGAACATTACTAACGCGCCTCCAACACAGTAATTGCAATCGTCTGCGTGCTTAAATGCAACTGGTGTTGGGTATGCGTCACGAATCTCCTGAACGGTAAAATTTGGTTTAGACATTGGGAAATTTCCTCCAGTGGTTAAATTTTAAATCCGAGCGTCGCCCGGGCTAAACTTCGGTAAAGTTGGCCGGGGCGACGATAAAGTTAATTCGCTGTGCCTCGCAGCAAGTTAGTTTGCTTTATGTGCTTTAAATTGTTCGAGGTGCTCAACTACAAGTAAAGCACACCATACACAAACCACAATTTGGCTTTGGTTAGCTAACTCCACTGATAAATAGTTGTTGTCGTCTAAACGTTCTCCGCAAATTACACAGATGGGCATTTGGAAATTCCTTTCATTAATGAGTACGGCGAATTAAATCCGTTATCTCAACTAACATTTTTCCTAGTAATAACGTTTCACCTGCTAAAACAATAAACCCTATTATTATTATCGCTAGGGTTACGCGATCAATTTGCATAAGCTTCTCCATTGTTTAAATTTTAATTCGCTGATTTGACTGCTTTGATCATTGCCGCAACAACTTCTTGTTCATCCTCCAGTAATCTCATCACAGCGTCAATTGCTGCTTCTATATCATATTCCTCGCTAATATCGTACTTTTTATTCAGCGCTTTATTGGCCAACCATTCAAATATTAACTCATACGTTGGGTTATAACCTTGGGCTGGTCCGCAGCTAGGGCACATATAATCACCGCACATACAAGGTCCGCGACTCATTTAGTTTAACCTTTCCAGTGGTTAAATTTTAATTTGGAAAATTCGAGCGTAGCCCGCGCAGCGTAATTTAAATTCGGAGTGTGGGGCTACGGTTGAATTATGTTCTTACAACATGCGGCTATTAGTGCTGTTATATCTCCTAAAATTTTACCCATAATTATAGTTTGCACACTTATTAGCGCTAAACAAAGGAATGCTACAACTATTACCACGCGGTCCCACATTGCGAAATTTACCTCCAGTGGTTAAATTTTAATTCGCTGAGCCCATTCCATTTTTTTGGATAGGAAATGTGTACGCCTTGAATCGCGCAGCCGAAGGCCGCAGCAGCACAGCGTTTGGCCGGGCGGCGAAGCCGGACGGTCTATTCCGTGCTGCAAGGCGATTCAAGGTTAAAGTACACATTTCCAGGCTCCAAAAAAATGTTTGGGCGCTTATTTTAATATTCTCAGATAATGTTCTACTTCTTCGCGGGTGAGTTGACCAGATTCGACGCGTTGTTTAATTTTATTTAGGTTTAACTTCTCCTTTTTCGGTTTAATTGGTCGGGGCGACGATTGAATTTTTTGCTCAGGTAAGAATAGCGTGCTTACTTGCGCGAGTTTATCATTAAATACCGCGGCTTCTAGGCCATGCTTTTCCTCCAAATGTCTATTGTAACACGCATAACACAGTTTTACTTTACATGTACTGCATATTCTCTGTGCTGTGCATACATGCTTATATTTGGCGAGTGTAGTTTGCCGGCTAACCATAGTGATTAGCTTGCGGAGCTGAGTCGATGTTAAATTTTCCAAATCAATTTGGTCCAAATCTGGTATATCCATTCGCTGTTCCTTTCTAGATTCAATTTCCATAAACATCTACTTACCCTAAGAGTGTAACAGTTTTACAACCTTGTGTCAAGTACAAAATTTTACTCCGTATTTGATGCGGAGCGACTATAGGTTAATATTTCCCAAGCTATATCAAAACAGTGTGCGCAAGTGTAAATCGCTTTAGTTTCGCCTGTTCTAATCACAGTAGTTGCGGGCTGATTACAGAAAGTACAGCGCATGATTTGCTCCAGTGGCTAAATTTTAATTGCGAAGTGAGCCGGCGAATAAAGTTTGGTGTTTTAATCGGCCGGCCCAGGTGTAATTTACTGCTTAATCTTCCTTATTTAATGGCGTACCACTGTGTAACAATTCTAGCGCAGCTTGAGCCATTTGGCGTTGCTGTGGTGTTAACTTAGCTATAGTGTTGTTTTTTAACTTAGTTAATTCCGTAGGTGTAACCACCATATTTTCCTCACTATATGCGCCATGCTCTCGTGCTTCAGCTATATAATTTTCCTTATCCACACGTCTGTACTTGCTTCTTGGCGTACGTTCAGGCGCAAGTTGTACCGTATTTAATATTTCTATTGCTTCATCAAGTGATTTAACTTCACATTGCCCACTACGTAGTGCTATCCAATCCTCTATTATACTGCGCACTAATGCACTCATATTCTTTAGCGCACCATAATGTTGGTTTTGTAGAAATAGTCTGGCTGCCTGGGCTAAATGCCTGGCGTCTACATATGTCTGCACATTTAAATGTTCTAGTTTAACGAATCTAGTAATTTTGGCCATTCTATTCCCTTCCTACTGTAATTTTCACTACGCTTACCTCATTCCGTAGCGCGGGCCTTTAATTATCTTGGTAAACTGTTAGCCTGATAGCTCAAAAAACCTTTCCCTAGTGCTCCATAGTCACCTCCGTTTCTAATTTGGATTTTGATTTTTAATTTTCTTTTTTTTTTTTTTTTTTTTTTTTTTTTTTTTTTTTTAGAAAAGCAAAGAGAAATCGGAAAAATAAAAGCGAAATGAAATTGGATGAAGGAAAAAGTTTTTTTGAGCTATCATCCTAATATTTTAACAGTTTATGAGTATGTGTCAAGAAAAAAGTTTATTCCGAACATGTTCCATTTAATTTATGCTTTCCTAATTTCCATATTTAAATAAATTTATTAACGGAAAATTGTAACCAATTATGAAAACCAGTAAAGAAACCCCGACCCCTTTTTCCGAAGCTAAAACTTTTTAAATAATTAAAATGGGCTGGAAATGAATCCCAGCCCATTAAATTAGCTATTTATGTTTAAATTTTAGTTTTTCCTTCCTCCTCAATAAAATCTGCAAGCAAATGTTTTTTCGCAAGCAGATCGACCATTGCAATTAAGCATGTTTTACAAAATCCAATTCCATAAAACTCAATTAGCAATGGCTTTTCACACCGCACGCATAAAACTTTTTCCATTTACGTTACTCCTTTGGAATTAAAATTTGAACGTTGGAAATTAATTCGGCTGTTACTTCCGCATACATATCCTCCTTACATTCCGCACAGATGAATATTTTACTCCACACACGTAACACCAAAACGTCAACCCTATTCGAGCCGCAAATTTCGCAATAATTCGATTCCAATTTAATTTCCTTTCTCCCTCTTGAAATTAATTACCATTTTGTGAACCGCATCTGCACACGAATTGCATATGCAATATGTAAATCCATCTGTTAAATGCAGTACATAAGTATTCTCCATTACCAGGTTAATATTTGCATTACACAGATCACAGGCGACAACATTTTTATTTTCCATTTCCGTTCTCCTTGTTGGGCAGGAAATTAATCCTGCCCAGCTAAATGTTTACTTATCCCGCCTGATTGTGTAGGTCCATAGCTCGGCATAAAATACTATTTGCTGACCGACGTTCATACCTTTTATAGCGCGGGTTTTAGATGGCGGCCATTCAATACCGCAATCTAACACCAGACTTGTCAATATTTCTGGCAGCGGCTTTGAATAGATATTATTCCCGGGCATTAACAGCGTGTATAACCTGGAATCTTTAGCCATTTTTATTCTCCGGTTTAGAAATGGTTTTAACTTTCGGATCCAATAAAAAATGCGTCAATTTGTGATTGCACACCGGGCACAGTCTAATTGTTACTCCCGGCTGAGTGCTGAGTGTAACTAGGGCGAAAGCATTAGAAAACAATGCTAGTTCGCATATATTGCATTTCATAATGTTCTCCTTAGGACGTGAGTAATTGGGAGGGAACATTTGCTCCCTCCCATCTAATTTACTTTAGGTCTTTCAATAGCGCCTGCAGTAACTTCGCTAACTCCTTTTTCTCAGTGGCATCTTTAGTGGCCTTAACTGCGGCTGTAAAGTCCGCTACTTTGTCGATGGCCGATTTTGGCGGATAACCCGTGCTATCAACAGTAGTAATACCCGCTTCATGTCCATCAGAGTTAATTTTCTTATCCCTAATGGCATGCCCAACAGCGTGTTTTACTTTCTCAATAGCGCGGCGTTTCATATCCGCAAAATCTGCGAATTGAATGTTTATATGGTACTGGATTCCAGTTTCGCCCTTAGCAGGGTAGTACATCACTGGAACATTGGCGGCAAATAGGTTAGCTGCCGTCAATTCCACATCAACATCCGCCACTACTAATTCTTCAGTCTTGCGCGCCATTGCAATTTCCTTTGCTGAGTATGCCGGCGTATCATGCCGGCTAGGTTAAACCGGTTAGGTACACTTGTGGCACACTGGACACAATTGCGGCTAGTGTGGCCGAGCTGTATTTAGTTGTCAAAGACCGAGCTCAGCGCGGGCCCTCAGTCCGCCTGAGTCATGCTATTTACTATTTGATTGTGACTATATTATAGCACGCTCTCAGGAAATTGCAAATCGACTCGCTGGCAAATTTTGTTCGATGGGGACGATTTAGCTGCGCTAAATCGGGAGAACAGCTTTCGTTGTCGCATCACTAAAATCAATTGTGAATTTAAAATAGCGTGTTATCTACAGATTCTTTTCTCTAGTATAACGGAAGCTTGACAAAAAATCAATAGTGGTCTACAATTATAGGCGGATGGCGAAAAGTTTGCTCTATATTGAGCAGATAGATTCGGAGTAATTAACCGATGAATATAGAATTATCGAAACGCGCAAGGAACGTAAATACTTAGCCAGTAGTAAGCCTGGCTACATTCAATATTTAGAGTTACATATACGGGGATTTAGACATGGATAAGCGATTCAAAGACGCTCGCAAATACAATATTAAAAAGCTATGGGAACTCCACGCAAATATAGCACAGCAAGTTAGTTTAGGTAAAACGAATATCGAAATTGCAGACGAGTTGCAGATTACTCCGCAGACAGTATCGAATGTACGCAACAGTCCAATTGGTAAACAAAAAGTAGAATTACTTACAGCCGAAATGGACGCGGAAACAGTTGATATAGGTCGGCGCATACGTGAGTTCGCACCAAAAGCGCTAGAATACCTCGAACGAATAATTGAAGGACGCGAGCCAGGCGCATCGGTAGCACTTCGAGCTAAATACGCCGCACAACATCTCGGACGCGCGGGGTATGGTGAAATTACGAAAGTACATTCGCTTAACGCAACCGTTACACGCGAGGACATAGAAGCAATTAAATCTCGCGCACTTGAAGCGAGGAACATTACCCCATGAAATGCGTATATTGGTCGGATGAACGGAGCTACAGGCTCGATGGCACGCCATACACGCGGCTAACTTTGCGTATAGGTGAAGAAAAAGAAATATTTGCTAGTTGGCAAAGGCCGCTCGAAGCGATAGATATAGATAAAGTGCGAAGTCTAGTAGAAGATTTTAGCGCAAAAGGGTATGAGATATATATGCCACGGGTAAATTAGTTTCGGCAGTAGCCGACCCCTCGCTTGGAGGAGGAAAAAGTTGAAAACAAAAGTTAAACTACCCCCAGAAGTTGAAGCTATTGCGGAGCGCGTTGATAATTCGTACATGGCACTCAGGAAACTTGTTAGTGAGGCAATACCAAATAACTACGAGAAAACTATAGCATTAAATGTTCTAAAGAATAGCGCGAAATGGGCTCAGCGTGCCCTCATCGAATCACGTCCTCGGAATTAAAATTTAATCAGTGGGGGAAATTTTGGTAGATATATTAGCAAGAGAAGTTGAAGTTGTGTTGAGTACAATATATGCTAAAATTAGACCAAAATATTTTAAGGATAAGACTATGGAAGACCAAGCTACAGTTGATCTAGCACAGATTGCGTACGAAGTTTATGCCGAGCACCAAAATTGGAAAAATTATGCGGGTCAACCTATTCCGCGATGGGCGGATGTACGCGCAGATATAAAATCCGCGTGGATTGCGGCAATAAGTGCAGTATTAGATTTGCGGCATTAGTTTCGCCAGTAGGCGACCCCGCCACTGGAAAAGGATAAGCGAAATGATCCTGCAGTGGATAAATTTTAAATTGGAAATTACTCCCAAGAGACCTTCGCTACTGGTACAGCAAGCCGACGACCAACGGGAGGAGGCGATGACCGTAGGCACCTACCGCGGGTTAGCACCTGGTTATGGTACAGCGCATCTATGCTCCGAGACCACTCGCGGGGCTACGATGATACTGTTGGAACCTCTACTTACTTCCCAATGCGGAAGCATAATTTGAGGTTATATGGCAACTTTAACTACTAATTTAAGCCTCGAAGATACACTTGGATTGTGTTACACTGATTTGGGTGTAATGAGTAAAACGTTCATGCCCCAAGCTTTCTCCGCTAGCTATTCTCCCCTTCATTATTCTGTAATTAAACACCTCGACTCACCCGCTAAGCAAATCGCTATTGCCGCACCTCGAGGTTTAGGTAAAACTTCCTTCGCTCGTGCTATGGTAATGCGCGCAATTTTATTCCGTCAATATGAGTTTATACTTTATGTCTCGAATAGTGAAACCGTGGCCGAACTGCAAACAGAGAACATCAAGCGTGAGTTGCGGAGTAATCCCGAAATTAGGAAAATCTTTGGTGATATCGCTATTGCAGCAGACTCAGACGCGGATTTTTCTGAGACATTTTCTAAGCGCGCTTGGGTTGCTTTCGGTAATACATTGGTACTCCCGCGTGGTTCTGGACAGCAAGTGCGCGGATTGCTTTATAAACACGCCAGGCCACAGTTAATTATTATTGATGATTTGGAGAAACGTGATGAGTTAGAAAATCCGGAAAATCGACGCAAGTTAAAGGAGTGGTTTCATAGCGACTTAATGAAATGTATTAATCGGTATGACAATAACTACAAGTTTATCTATTTAGATACGCTAAAACATAGCGATGCTCTTATGGAAGAGTTACTCAATTCGCCTGAGTGGGTATCAGAGCGGTTGGATATATGTACAGATACTGCAGAGGGTTTAGTATCTAATGTCCCCGAACTAATATCCACTCAGGAACTGCGCCGTGAATATGAAATACATAAAGAAAATGGAACCCTAGATATATTTTACAGCGAGTTTCGTAATCTACCAATCGCTACTGAAAATCAAGGCTTTAGGCAGGAATATTTCCAACATTATTCAGAAAATCAGCTTGAAACTAAAAATCTAGAAAATTATATCATAGTTGATCCCGCGAAATCTGTGAATATGAGTTCGGCGGATTCAGCCATTGTAGGAATTGGCGTAAATTTCCAAAGCGGCGCGATTTACATTCGTGATGTAGTGTCGCGTAAAATGTTCCCTGATGAATTGTATGCAGAAACGTTTGATATGAAGGTAAGACTCAATGCACACCAAATCGGAATTGAGGTTACGGGGCTGGAGGAATTTATTAAACAACCTTTTACCAATTACATGTTGGGACTCGATCCACGATTTAGCTGCGAACTTATTTGGCTCAAAGCTCGTGGCGGAGATCCGGGGGGTGATAAAGGAAAACTCAAACGAATTGGAACCTTGGCCCCTTACTACCGAAAAGGCCACATTTATCATAATGCAACATGTACGTCCAAACTTGAAGGCCAATTGCTCAGTTTTCCTAAAGGCAAATTGGTGGACGTCGCAGACGCTACAGCGTACATCATCGAACTTTTGGAACTCGGAGGTCGATATTTCACTTCGCCTGATGAAGTGATTGATCCTACGGGGGAAGATGAATTTGCCCAATTAGATTATGAAGGAACAGGTACACTTTCGCGGTATCAGAGGATTTAATTTTATGGGCTGACGCCCCCGCGACTTGAACAGCATATCTGTTCAGCGAATTAAAATTTTATCGCTGGAGATGAAATTCCATGTGTGATACTCCAGGATATGTTTCTTATATACCGTGTGAATCTGTTATAGAAGACAGACCTGCGTATTGGTTAACATATCACATTACGTTTTATAAGTGGCATGAAGCCGAAACTAAAATGTACTTAAATTGTGTAATTACCTCACCTAAGAATTATCCGACTCCCTTGGAACAGTTATATCGTAGAATGAACGAAATGGATGCGTTATTATGAGTGACCGAAATTTTAACTACGAATATCCCGGTGGGTTAGATTGGACACCTGGCGGTAAGTTACACCAGGACATTATGTCTAGATTAATTCGCTATGCTCAAGACGCAGCGTCTAACATACAAGAGCGCTACTCTAGCTGGCGTGAAATGGATAAAAAACTTCAAGCGTATATTCAAATTGATAAGAAAGAAAAGAAGGTACTCGAAGATGACCCGCGAAAGCCGGTATCAATTGTTTTTCCTTATACCTACGCAATTCTTGAAACATTGGTTTCTTACCTGGTTGCTGCTTTTACTCCTGAGCCGATATTTCGTTATGAAGGTGTATCGCCAGAAGACGTTGCTGGTGCAACGCTTATGGAGAAGGTAATTAATCTTCAATGTAATAAATCTAAAGTTGTACTCAATCTTCACACGTTCTTTAGAGATTGCAGCGCATACGGATTGGGTATAGTTGCACCACAGTGGATAATTAAACGTGGAAAGAAGGTACGAAGTGTTAGAGATGGAATTTACGATGGAAGTGGACAATTTAGAGAGACGCGTAAATATAAGCGTACGGAATCCACAGTACTTTTCGAAGGTAATGCGTTAGATAATATCGATCCTTATTGCTATTTACCAGATCCGAATGTACCGATTCACGAACCGCAGCGGGGAGAATTCGTAGCTTGGATGGATAGCGACGCGTATGTTAATTTACTGTGTGATGAGGAAGTTGATGGCGATTTATTTAATGTAAAATACTTAAAAGATGTATCGTCGAAAAGCACTTCGATTTTTGGTGAAACATCACGCTCGCAAACACGTCGTCGAGATAACTGGACGCGGCAGTTTACCAATACAGCATTGCTTGAGCCCATTGATTTACTTAACATTATTGTTAAACTTATACCTAAAGAATGGGATTTGGGTGATTCTACGTATCCTGAGAAATGGCTTTTTATGGTGGCGGCGGATAAAGTAATTTGCAAAGCAAAACCCCTTGAATTAAATCACGATATGTTTCCAGTTGCAGTAGCAGCACCTGAGTTCGATGGATATTCTCCAGTAGCATTTTCTCGGTTAGAAATACTCTCTGGCATGCAAACTGTTGTGGATTGGATGTTTAATAGTCATGTTACAAATGTGCGTAAAGCAATCAATGATCTTATTATCGTTGATCCATACTTGCTTAATTTACCTGATCTTGAAAACAGTGAGGCGGGCGGCATTATACGCTTACGACGCCCAGCGTGGGGACGCGGGGTGGAAAACGCAGCTATGCAGCTTAATGTTGTTGATATTACTCGTAATAATGTTGCGGACGTGGGCTTTGTTATTGATTTTATGCGGCAGATTGCTGGCACAGACAATCCGTTTATGGGCAATTTACGAGGCGGAGGACCAGAGCGACTTACCGCCAAAGAATTTCAAGGAACTGCCGCCGGAGCAATAAATAGACTAGAGCGTATCGCTAAAGTTGTTGGTGTTCAGGCTATGCAAGATATTGGTTATATGTTTGCGATGCACCTCCAGCAGTTTATGAGCGAGGATGTTTATGTTAAAACTGCTGGTGAATGGCCTAGCAAAGTTCTACAGAACTTTGCTGTTAAGGAGGGTCGAGTTAAGGTTAGCCCGTATGATGTGTTGGTTGATTACGATTTAATTATCCGCGACGGTAGTATTCCTGGTGGCGCTTTTAGTGATGCGTGGATACAACTTTTTCAAATAATTAGCCAAAACCCGTTTTTATTACAGCGATTTGATGTAGTAAGACTTTTCAAATATATAGCCACAAATTTAGGTGCAAAGAATGTGGACGATTTTGAGTTAAGTATGGAAGCGCGGCCAGATGCGGAAGTTGAACAAGCAGTACAAAACGGCAGTTTACAGCCACTCAGCTCGGAGGTTACGATGAATGGTGCTATTCCAGGGGGATTAGCCTAGTGAGTGAGTACAACGCGACTCCGAGGGAGATGCGCGACTTCATTATATCCGCAATTTGGCGAGATTTACGCGATGAATTGCACCAATGGTTGGAGGACATACGCAATCAATTAGAAATAGAAAGTAATGTGGAAATAATTAGACGACTTCAAGGCAATGCTGAAGCGGTTAATAGATTTATTCGTTTACCGGAAGTTATGGTTGAAGCAATGGAGATGGATTATGGGCGAAGAGAACTTTGATTTTAGTGAATTGGGAGATAGTGGTGGGGATGTTGCGGGAGAATCGCAACAAGAATTAGCTGAAACAACCAATCAAGGCATGGTCGAAGAGGCTCCTTCAAGCGGCGAAGCTCGCTCCGAGCCGCAACGTCCTTCCGCTATCTCTAACGAAGAATATACGCCACGCGAACGTGCGTTACTTGATCGAATCGAACAGCTTACGAATCAAGCGTATCAAAGCCAAAGTTCTCCGCAACAGTCTGCACAATTTGAAGCACAGACGCATAATTTTCTAGAAGGATTGGATATAGATGAGGTACTTTCGAGCGGTGAAAATTTAAATAAATTGTTGCTCGCCGTTTATAATAAAGGGTTGCAGGAGTCCATGCGTATCGCGCGGGAGGGTTGGACAGGCGCGGCGCCTGGTATGATTAGAACGCATATAGATCAGCATATGACTATGCGCGAACTCGTAGATAATTTTTATGCATCAAACCCTGATTTGGTTAATGCTAGGAAAACAGTTGGCGCAATTGCTAATGAAGTTTCACAGGAGAATAGCGAATTAACTATTGAACAAGTTTTCGCTGAAGCTGCGAAGCGTACACGCGAGGTATTGGGACTGCCAAGCGTTTCACCTTCTGCAGAAGGTGAACAGCACGAGCGTCCTAATTTACCTCAGCGGCGTCAACCTGGAAATAGACGAAACGGAACTGCGACGCTTACTGGCGTTGCAAAGGAGATTGATGATTTAATTACATAGGCGGGGCGACGATTGGACTGCAGCGTTAAAATTTTAATTGCGAAGGGGCTCGGAATGTTTGTTACAGGTGACTATGCAATGTTGCCTATAGATACAGTACTCAACGTTAATCCAGATACAGCTTTCGTGGAGGTAATGTTGCCATATGTTGGTGAAGCAGTGGGTAAGTTTTATTCTATTAACAATGTAGGTACAAGCGGAAATACGGTGCATGTAGTAGATCATGGTGATTCGACCGGCTTTGTTTCGCCAGACGATTTAACTAGTGGAGGAGCGAGTCTATATTTTAGTAATGGTGTGCAGTGGTTGCTCGTGTATAGTAATGTTTGATTGAAGAGGATTAATTATGAATTGGCAAGAAGAGATGATTAATCGAATAAATGAGTATGAACGTAATGCAAATACACCGGAAGAATTAGGGCGCGGCTATTTAACCGAAATGCTTCCACCAGGTGAAATGGAAATTGTTATGGAATTAATTAACGATAGTAATAGTGCAGTGCCTATACTTACGGCTACTGATGCATTTGAAAAATGGCAAGGATTATCCGAAGAAGGAAAGAAATTATTGAACACGTATACATTAGGTGAAAAAGATGTTAATGCAAAAGGTTTTGGCTGGCATATAGGAGCACCTTTAGGTATTCCACTAACTAATTAGGAGATTAATTATGGCATTCCAAGGCATGCGTTAATTCTAGCGCATGTAAAACCGCTTAAAATCAGGGGAAGTCCTATTGGGATAATCCTGAGCCAATCCGATACGGAAGGTGCAACGACTATGAGTGATACGAGCTTTGAGGCGTTAATTACTATGACGATAGCAGCGGAAGCGTTCAATATAAAAGAAGTCACCGAAGCAATTTACTGGATGATCTTAGGTGATGGCCATGTGGAGAAACCGGAACGAGGTAATTGTAAATTATCCGTTTCTCATACGGTAGATCACACGGATTATCTTATGTGGAAAGCTGCAATTATTGACCGCTTCACTGGATTTAGTATAAAAGAGCAAAATACGAGCGAATCATCCTTGAATCACTATGGACGAAAACAGATGTTACGTCTTCGCTCCAGTGCTCATCCGTGGTTTACTAAGATACGAAATAATTTGTATCTTAGCGGACAGAAAACGATGAGTAAACACGCTATTTCTATACTAGGTCCAATTGGATTAGCTATACTCTATCAAGATGATGGCACACTTTCTACTACTAATAGTAGAAACCAAGCCGATAGAAATGTGCTAATTTATACGCTGAACCATAGTATATTTGAGTTGGAAGCTTTTACCAAACATGTGGTGGATAAATTTGGAATTATATTTAGAATTAACGCCACTCCCGGTAAGGGCCAAGGATTTCGATTAAGATTGCGAAATAAAGATATTGAAACTTTTTTCGCTTTAATCGAACCATATGTAGTTCCCTCAATGCTCTATAAACTCGGAAGAGGCGGCGATAGCGATACGTCTATCGGTAATATAGTCTGGGCTTCTTGGCAACAAGAAGAGGCGAGCAGAAATGACTCGTCCCCTGCGAGTAAAGGTTGGGAAACTCGTAGGAGTAACAATTCCGGGAACCGGCAACTGGGCACCTGACGAAAGACCTTTGAACTGGCGCCAAGGAATTTTGTACCTTTATCCAAACGGAAGGGCGCCGTTAACTGGCTTACTTTCGAAGATGGGAGAAGAAACTACTACTGATCCCCAATTTCATTGGTGGACGAAGAATTTGGCGCAACAGGGCGGAGCAATTACCGAACTTTATACGGATGCTGCAATGACTACCGCGCTGGCTGCTGGCGGTTCTGCCGCGGGTACACTTTTGTACGCAAAAGTTGCGCAATTACTCGCAACTGAATTTCGAATTGGACATCAAGTTTTACTTCGGGTTTCGACAAATCTTAATGTTGATGTAAATGCGAAAGTAACTGGAGTTACACTTAATGGTGCAGATTCACAAATTGCGGTGAAATTGCTCGAAGCAGACGATAATGGTGGTGCGACTAACCTTTCGACTGCGGATGTAATCTTGATCGTGGGTAATATTAACGCTGAAGGTGCGGCTATTCCAAACGCAATTGCTTACGATCCGATAAAGTATTTGAATTACACACAAATTTTTCGTACTCCACTCGATATTACTCGCACTGCAAGGAAAACGACACTTCGCACCGAAGACGCGTATAAAGAGGCGAAGCGTGAATCGCTTGAACTTCATTCAATTGAAATGGAAAAGGCGTTTTTGTTCGGCATACCAACAGAGAATGTTGGCTCGAATGGTAAACCAGAACGTACTACGGGTGGATTGACTTATGCGGTAAAACAGTTTGCACCACAAAATGTATCGGATTATAGAGTAGATCCAAACTATGCAACTATGGATTGGCTTACTGGTGGCGAAGCGTGGTTAGATGAGAAATTTGAGCTTATTTTTCGATTTGGTTCGATGGATAAAATTGCATTTGTTGGTTCGGGGGCACTTTTGGGTATAAATAAGTTGGCTAAAAACGTGGGCCAATTTAATTTTACACCGCAAACTACTTCGTATGGAATTAAAGTGGTAAATTGGGTAACGCCGTTTGGAACTATTAGTCTATGGACACATCCGCTGTTCAGTTATGATGCTACAACGCGGAATGCTATGCTTATCTTCGAAGCGAGTATGTTGAAGTATCGGTATATCGATGATACTATGTTTATGGGAATGGATACAAATAAAGTTAGTCCATCGCATGAGAGACTTGATGGAACTAAGGAGGAATGGCTTACGGAATGTGGACTAGAATTTCACCATCCGATTAAATTTGGATATTTAAATGGGGTAGGGTTAGATAATACTTTACCTTAGGCCCCCCTGCCCCCCACACGGAATATAATTTCCGTTGGCGCGGCGGAATTAAAATTTAAACGATGGAGGTTAATTTACTTTATGCCCTTGTTGGATATACGTAAGAGGTTTGTCGAATTTACTGGCCGGTGGGATTTAATTACTGATGATGAGAGCTTTCGCGATAAAGGAGCGAACTTTCTCATCCAAACCGGCCAGAAGTGGTTAGATCGCCAAGCTGAAGTAGCGTTTGGTGAAGGCAAGAGTTATTTGGATTTACCTGCTAATAGTTGGTTTGCTATGTTAAACAATTGCCGGAGCGTGAGATATGTGTTCTTGTCTAACGCTGAGGGAGAGAGGTGGCCCCTATACCGAAAAGATTATCCAGAAATCAGCGAATTGCGATTGCGTGACCCAACTTTTGTTGAATCCGGATGCCCTAAGTATTACGCGCTTGCGAATATTCATACGCATCCTGAGACAATTGGGACAACTACAATTGCACGATTTGGACCTACAACGAGTTATACTGCAGCTGGAAATCCGTGGGGTTTTAATGCAATAATCGTTGCCCCAAAACCAAGTGAAAATTTGTTAATTGAGGTGCAAGGTTTATTCTTTCAACCTGAACTGGTCGCTGATGGCGATCAGAATGTGTGGAGTGAAGAGTACCCGTTCATACTTGTTTTAGCTGCGTGTCGTCAACTCGAAATTTCGTATCGTAATACTTCTGGAGCTAGTGATTGGGAGAACGCGATTAACGCCGAATTGCTGACGCTCGGATTTGATTTAGTAGATCAAATTAGTAACGATATTACCCAAATAAAGGGGTAAACATGAGCGAGACTAGAACATACAACCCAATTCCGAGCGGTAAACCGCCGGTTAAAGAGTCGAAGTCGAAGACTTCGAGCGAACCGAGTATGACAAAGCGTGGTAATACTGATAAGCGCGATGGAGGTACATTTATGGAGAGTCGCGCCAAGAAGAATGGCGCAAGTAATCCGGGGTAAGGTTCCACTGATTAAATTTTAATTCGGAGAGTGTTAGCGTGTTTAAGTTTACGCACCATTCCATTTTTTCTGGTTTGGAATTTAGCATCACTTTGACAGATTGCTCCCAGTTCCCGTGCACAGCTTCCATCTGGACGGGCAGCGGAGCTGGACGTCGCCTTGCTTGCTGTGCACGCAATCTGTCAAAGGAATTATGCTAAATTCCAGGAGCCGGAAAAAATGTTTGGTGCTTAAAATAAGAGGAGAATGGAAAATGCCTTACAAAGTATCCAAAACTAAAAAGGGTGATTATGAAGTTCGCTCACCTCATGGCGTAAAAGCTAAACACACAACTAAAGCTAAAGCTAAAGCCCAACAACGGTTGCTTTATGCTATCGAAGAAGACCCTGATTTTATTCAGCGTAGAAAGAAAAAGAATGGTATGGATTAAAATTGCAAATCGGAGATTTGCAAAATGATTACTCCAGAGGAACGCGCTGAACTTACGCGTGAAATAACCGAGCATGTTTTATTATTACTTCCAGGAGTAATAGCGCATTTAATTAACAACATGTCTACCATGAAGGAGTTATCAAATCAATTTTACGAGCAACACAAAGATTTAGTTAAGCATAAAGAAACTGTTGGGACGGTAATAGAGCAGCTTGAAATTAAGTACCCTGGTAAATCTGTACAAGATTTATTGGATCTTGCTGCGCCTGAAGTGCGTAAATTATTATCCCAACAAAGTAAATTAGCCTCTGCGCCAAAAATGGGCGTTGAACAACTCGATAAAGTTTTGGGGAATTTATGAGAGAATTTGCCGTAGTATTTAAGGAAGGTTTAGCGCGGGGCCTGCGCGCAAGTGAGCACAATCCGCGGAACGAGGAGTTTTTGTATGTTGCTAAAGGATGTATACCGGAAGATGGTGTTCTACAATCCTTGCCGGTTTTGCATAACACATTTGGATTGCCCGAGCAATGCCAATTCCCTTTTCCGCAAGTTTTTGTGTTACGTCAAATTGTATTGGTCTTTACACAAACGCGTATTTATGAGCTACGATCGTTCGGGACCGAGCAAGTATTTCAAGATGCTCCTGCTGGTAGCACTTGGACTGTCGCCGATTTTGGGGATTATATTTTGTGCTGCAACGGTCGTATACTTGTATATCGTGATCCTGTAACTGGAATGTTTACAGAATATATTGATTGTGAAATACCGCCGGGTACATGTATTATGAATTTAAATGGGCAGTTAATTGTAGGTTCACCTGGCGAAGTAGTTGGTACTGGATTTACCGGAGAATAGTTCCACTGTTCAAATTTTATTTTCGTTGAAATTTCGGAGAAATTTCAAATGTGGAAAATGTTAAATAATGGCGTATGCCCACCTCCGCCACCAAAAGTGTTTGGTTTTGTTACTGGTGATGCGGGTGATGGGGGCATGCAGATGGCCATAGATAATGCTGGACGAGTTTATGCGTGGGGTGCCACATCTTATGGTTACAGTGGACAAACGCCTATATCCATCACAGGAACGTCTAATTTTTGGCGGCATCCGGATACGTATTATGAAACTGCAACACCAGGTAATTATCATCCGGCAACTTTAAAGCCTATTCAAGTTGGAACTAAATCAGATTTCGTTAAATGTAGAATGGGAGAAGATTTTTATACCGCGCTAGATTCTGAAGGATATTTATGGGGATGGGGTATGCCGTGGAGTTTTGGTTTAGGTGGATGGAATGATACTGCACAATATACTGGCAATGGTTATCCGCCTACTCCATTTACTCCTGGTGGTAGGCACGCCATAACGCCGCAACGATTGTTTGATGTTGTGTGGAAAGATTTTATAAATGGTCAATATCATATGATTGCAATAAAACCTGATGGTTCACTTTGGATTTGGGGTAAGAATTTAGATGGCACAACTTTTGGTAATAATACTTATGCTGAAGATTATGTATCTTTAGTTCCGATTGAAATGACGTGGGTGCCTGGTCCTGTAAAACTTGTTGCGGCTTATTGGAGTGTTACTGCCATAGTTACAGAGAGTAATCAAATTTGGATTTGGGGTGAGTGGTGGATTGCGGAATGGGGAGTGAATGGTTCTGTCGCGGCGCCAATGCAATTACCTTTAACTGTGCCCACGGGCGTGCAGATAACGCAGATTAGTTGTAGCTATTCTGGCGTGGTAGTTTTATTATCTAATGGCGATGTTTACGCCGCAGGATATTGGTTTGGATTTAGCTCAACTTATACTACTGTACTTACCAAAGATCCTACTGGACGACATTTTGTACAAATTGATGTGGGGGAAACTGGCGCAGCGGGAGTGGATATAAATGGAAATATTTATGGTTGGGGAAGTGCTTCGTTTTTAATTTATCAACCTGGTTGGGTAGAGGATACTGTTGAAGTTTTACCTACACTAACCCAACCTGGACCGCAATATACTCATGTAAGTGTAGGCTACTGGTTTCATCAGGCTATAGATACCGAAGGTAGATTGTGGACTTGGGGACGAAATGAGGATGGGGCGCTTGGTGTAGATGAGAAACAAACGGATTTACTTTATAGTTATCTTGCTGTCGAAGCAACTTATTTTGCGGAACTTGATGATGGTACGCGAGCAATAGATGCTCCCGGTGTTGGACCAGCGGCACTACAATTTACTCTTGATTCGCCTGAGCAACTTAGCGAGCATAATCCATGCGGACATTGGCATAAGAAGGCAGTGGGTGCGCCAGGGTTTCGTATAGATATACCGAAATGTTGCTGGAATTTTGCTGTAGATGTGCGTGGCACTGATGTAATGTTATATGGTCTTGGTATAAATTATCCGTGTCCAGTTATACCCCTTCGTTACAATATTAGTACGCGCCAATGGTATGGGCCTTATTGGCAAATAGAGAAGTTTTATACACGCGAATGGCTTGCGGGAGCAAGTATTAGTGGTGCTTTCGATGGACTTATGATGTATGGTGGAGATGATGCGGGCATATTAGGTTCGCCTAGTGTAACAGGACATCGCATAGTAATTAAGACAGCGTATCATAATACCGGTGCAATTTATGAGCGGTTATTTCCGAGTGCGCGGCCACAAAATTGCGAAGGTAAGATCGTTGTAGAAGACACCACCGGCAAAGTTATGGTATTAATCGAAGTAGGTACGAATATTGAATTGTGGTTATCTACGGATTATGGTAATACATACACTTTAGGCGAAACATGGGCGTTTGGTACAGCATATAAATATGCCAGAATAGTACGCAGTGGAAGCAACTATTACGTGAGCATATTTAGATCGGATGGTACATCCAACGGTAGTATAACTACTTATTCTTCGACTGATGGTCTAACGTGGACCTCGAAGGCAATTATAAGTACACCTATCGGCAGTGCCAGGTTCAATATGTGGACGGATAGTAACACGATTTATTTGCTGTGTTATGATAGATTGTTTTATAGCACGGATGGCGCAATGACATTTACTAGTAAAACAATGACGGGAATTACGAATCATGGTTTTGCTAATGGAAGCACGTTTGATGCGACTATGTTCTATGCAGTTAAATTGCAAGGTACAGTGGATTATACGTTAAGTACCATAGTTTGGTTTGATTTACCTGTAGCTGTGTTCGAGCATTATGAACTAACTGATTTTACTACTACACGTAACTCAGGCGATTACGGTGTGTATATGCGGGATAATTTATTTCTACCTTTTGGTGCTACAACACGAATTGTATTACCGGTTACACAGGCACTAGGCACGCAATGGGAATTGGTGCAGACACCGCTGATTTATTTTAAAGAACCAATAGATTCTTTGCATGGTGAGGATGATCCACGTTGGCGTTTTTCTCCAACGCGAGATAAAATTCCGCTTGATCCGCAATACAGATGAGCGAATTAAAATTTTAACACTGGAGGAGCTAATCCAATATGCCTACGCTACCTAGCAACCAGTTTAAAGACGATATAGGTCGTAAGATTATTTCGTTTCCTGCTGATGTGTTTAAAATTATACTCATGGCTAGTGGATTTACGTTTGACCGAGCAAATCATAATAGCTACGCCGATGTTACTGCAAGTGAGCTAACAACTGGCGCGGGCTATACTGCGGGTGGGCAAACGCTAACTGGAGTAACATTAACCCGCGATAATATTAACAATGAGGAACGCGTAACTTGGAATAACGCATCGTGGCTCGCCACGGGAGGAGATATAGTTTCCCAGGGGGCAATTATTTTTGATGATACGGTAACTACTCCAGTTGCTGATCCAATTATAGGTTACATAGACTTTGGCGCGCCCACAACTACGTTTGATACCGGCAATTTTACCATCGCAAACATTGCGGTGGTTTGGTAAATAAGATAACGTATTATTAAGGACGTAGTCAATGGCCGAGAATAATCCAGAGCGTGACGTAACATTTAATTGTAATATAGATGAGCCGAATCGTTGGATCGTTTTAGAATTCGAAGTTCGCGGCGGACCATTAAATGTAGTTTTATTCCCGGCATCAATTCGACTTTTATTAAGACTTCAAGGTACAACGTCGATTGGAATTCCGATTAGAACTGACACTCAAATCTTTCTAGCTTTTCAGCTAAAAGGAGAATTTGTAATTGAATCGGCTCGTAGAAACTGGGTAGGATGGAGTAAAATTGGCAGCGCTAGTTTTGTACTTGATCGAACTAATGACGCTGGTTTTAGGCCGATGGATTGGCGGGGATATGTATTAGCGTTAAAGCAATTACAAAATTCGGCTGTTGTGTATGGTACTAGTGGTGTTACACGAATGTCGCCTAGTGGAATAGCATTTGCATTTAGGAATATATTACCAATAGGAATAAAGAGTAAAGATAGTGTATGTGGTTCGCTTGCCATACACTATTTCATTGATCGAAATGATCAATTTTGGTCATTAACAGATCAAGATTTAAATTTTCTTGGATATCAGGAATACTTAACTACACTCCAAAACCCAATTTTGTATTATGACGAGTATTTAACGCGGGTAATTATTTCCGATGCGCGGGGTGGGTTTATTTATACTGCAAATGGTATGGGTGGCGGATACGGTAATTTAAGTGCGTATTGTTATTTAGAGGGAATATTAGTTACACAATCACCAGGTACAATTTTGCAAACTCCATTAGAGTTTGTTACGGATATTATTGATTTTGGCCGACGTGGACAAAAAACTTTGGAGAGCGTACATGTTGGGACTGATACAGATCAAAGATTGTTTTTGTCTTACGACTACAGATTTTCTAAAAGTTCCAATTTTGTTTCTACCCCTTGGGTTATTGTTAATCCTAGTGGTGTGGGATTCCTTAAATGTGCTGGCGAAGAATTTCGGATTAAAGTCCGTAGTTTTTATCTTACTGAATTTCAAATTGATTATATTAACATTAATTATAAAACTACGGACCAAAGATTTAGCCGAAGTGCGCTAGTACCAATTGCACAGGGTGCTTTCGCAGGAGATTTACGAAGTGATAATACAGCTTCAGCCGGAACAATTGGTCGACGTATGGCCCGCAATCCAGGTAGGCGTTGAACAAGTTGGGCGTATTATATCTGTTAATAGCGGATATATGCCTAATGTGTTGGTCTCTTTGCTTAGCGGAAAATTTCAGTTATGGGCGGCGTTGAATGAACAGAGAGAAACTTATGGATTTATAATAACCTGTGTTAGTCAAGATACGCTTACGAAAGAAGAATATCTAATAATAGAAATGGTGTATGGTTTTAGAAAGAGCAATGATGAAATTGTCTTTGAGACATGGGAATGTCTTAAAGAATTTGCTTTAGCGCAGGGATGTGAATATATTAAAGCAAATACGAACGTAGCCCGCGCCGCGGAATTATTAGAACGTGTTGGTTTTGTAGAAACGAGCAGGACTTTCATTGCGAGGATAAAGTAATGGGCGGTGGTGGTGAAATGACTGTACGATATGCGCCATATTTAGAAAAGACTCATCGGATGCTTACTGGTGTAGATGTTGTACCACCAGTGTTTACTATGAATCAGGCGCTTAACCAAGCTTTTTTTAATTCGCCTTATGCAACTGGTAACGTATTTGAGAGAATTACGCCCGAGCGTGGATTTTTTGGTAATATTGCAGGCGAGCCTTCACAATTTTATAGAATAGAGGACTTTCCTTCGTTATGGGATATGTTTGGTAAATTTATGGGTGGATTAGATTTACATATGTTATGGGGAGATGTATATGAAGATGTAGTACACGGACCAGAAGTAGCTAACAGTATAGCCGCGCACTCAGCACTGCTACGAGATGAAATTGACTCGCGGGTGCTGCCACAATTTCTTATTGGTATGCGAGATATTAATGCTGTACAGGCAACTACATTTGTAATAGGGAAAAGCATCATTTATGACGCGCATGTAAAATCGGTGAATGAATTTGCTGGAAATTTGCGTATTGCTTCATTAGATTTGTCGTACAAAATTTGGTTTAAACATCTAGATTGGTCAGCAAGTGTAGTTGGGGTATATAATGAACTATTTAAATCGTATTATTCAACCAAATTTGATAACGACGCACGACAATTGGAATATGAATCTAAACATAGACTTTGGGATTTAGGATTGTTCGAATATGCACGGGCATTTACCGGGGCATTAAATGGTGCTGCAGCGACAGTAGGACGTAATGAGCCTTCACAGTTACAGAAAAGTTTGGGTGGTGTGTTAAGTGGCGCAGCGGCAGGTGCTAGTATAGGCGGTCCATATGGAGCTGCGGCTGGTGCTGTGCTAGGCTTAGCGGGAAGTTTTATGTAATTAAAATTTTAACACTGGAATAAAGTTATGCAAATAGTAGTCCAACCTACGCCGGTTTCTGGTGAACGTATAGATGACCAAGTGGCTGAATTGCTCCAAGCTGGAGTTAACATTAGTATTGATTACGATGATACCGCAAATACATTAACTATTGCTAGTCCAGGTTCGTTAACAGGTGAATGGGTTTACCGCAACATAGATATAATGGTTGATCCTGGTGCAGGTAATTTTCGTATAAATGCAGCAAGTTTTGCACTTACAACGTCCTTCGCTATATCTATAACGACAGATGGTGGCGTGAATGCTGGTAACGTTTTAGGTGCAATTCAAGTTGGAGATAGTCTGTACATACAGGAAAAGGTTGACTCTGCAATTTGGGCACGTTATACAATTGATAGCATTGTAAACAACACTAGTTGGTACTTATTTGCGGTAACTTATGTTACTGGCGGTACTGGGATGATATCCAATGCTTTCGCCGCTATAATACAGTTTGGTTCTGGTGGCGGTGGCGGCGGTACTGGATATACCGACGAGCAGGCACAAGATGCGGTGGGATTAATATTAGTGGATAGTTCTACTATTGATTTTACTTATAATGACGCCGGACCTTCAATTACCGCAAACTTGCTAACTGGCTCAGTAACTGAAACGCATATTCAGTTAAGTGATAGTACTGCTGATAATGCGGATACAACTAAGCATGGATTTTTGCCTAAACTAAGTGGCAATATGACGCAGGTTCTGACTGGTGCTGGAACATGGGTAACTCCTAGTGGGGACGCGCCTAACAATGCTGAATATATAACGGGTTCAACTAACGCAATACTTACCGCTGAAAGAGTGCTTACTGATACCGCCACAATTGCATGGGACAAAGCTACTGCTGGACAGATGAAAGCTAATTTACTAAGTGGTTCAGTCACGGAAACGCATATTCAACTCAGTGATTTAACTGCGGACAATGCCAGCACCTTGCAGCATGGCTTTTTACCAAAACTCTCTGGCGCGGCTACGCAGTATTTAGATGGCACTGGCGCGTGGACGATTCCACCAGGCGGCGTGACGGACTTTCTTGGCTTAAGTGATACGCCCAATAGCTACGCCAGTAATGCCAACAGTATGGTCCGCGTCAATCCTGGCGCGACGGCGTTGGAATTTATCGCGCCGAGTAATAGCACGACGACGACGATAACAACATCGCTGTCTTGGATAGCATTAAACTCAGGCAGCGGGGCAGCAGCAGATGCGTATTGGTGGGTTGATGCGCTCCCCATTCAGCATGGATGTTATTGGCAAGTCCCATCAAATTATGCTGGAGGTGATGTAACGTTTCATTTTAAGCGTCGTAGTAGTGTGACAGGAACCGCGACAATGTACTGCGAAGGATTCCGGCACCGGAATAACGCTTCCCCTTTAGGGGTGTTAGGACCGATTCAATACAATTTTACTGCCTCGGATAACCTTATTTACGAAGACACTGTTGTATTAGCGTCTGGAAATGTTCAAGTTGGAGATACGGTAAAATTTAATCTCATTCGAGATGGCGGAAATGCTAGCGATACAAAAACTGGACACGTCTATAACGATGGCATGGCCGTGACCTACACCGCCTACGTTGGCGCCTCGTTTGGTTATCCCACGCTGCTCTCTTTAAGCGATACCCCTGATACTTACACTGGTAACGCCAGCAAAGTCCTGCGTGTCAATGCGGCGGCGAATGCGACGGAGTTTGGCGATGCGCTCGGCACCATGGCCACGCAACACGCCAATGCGGTGGCGATTACGGGCGGAAGCGTCGCGCTTGGCGGTGCAACTAGTGGCTTGGCACAGTTGGTGCTTAGTAGTAACCAGGGCAACTCAGATAATCCTTTGGCTTGGACAGC